ACATTAGGTGCAGACCATGCTAATACATACCCGCCATGTTCACCCATTAGAAACCAGTTCTTATCAAATTGAACCGCTTCGGTAAAATCTAGTTCACCTAAACTTACTGGACCAACAAAAGGGCGAACGTCAGGATGGTTAGCCACCGCGTTTATTTGATCCGCGTTAAAGCATCGTTTAAGCATTAGCTAATTTCACGGCCAGACGCGCGCAAGTTTACCGCCGCCGCCGCTGATGCAAGCGTTGAGACAAACCCGCCAGAAGGTAAGATGTGACCTACAATTTCAGGAAACGTATATGTCTCGCCGGGTTGCAGCGACCGCGTCTTAACAATCAGATTGCTATTTCCTGCGGTATCGCTAACCGCAGCCAAGTTGACACTGACAGTGACGATACCGCTGCTGAAGTTAGTGGCAGTGAACTTGTCAATTATAGCCGTGACATTGGTCGCCACATACTGCGTGGTCTGCGCGTTTTCCAAATTTTTAGCTGGAATTAAGTTCTTGGCAATAATTGGCATGGACTGATCCTATTAGGTTACGTTGCCAGTGACATAGAATATTTCAGAGCCAACGCACAACACTGAAGCAACTCCGTAAGCGGCGATGGTGCGGCTGCCAGTGGTCGCAGTGCCGCCCAGCCGTAGCGTTGTGCCAGCGCCTTGTGTCAACGTGATGGCCGAGCCACTGCTGTTGGTAACAAGAAACTGGTTGCCCGCGCTGAATACACCAGATGGAATTGTGGTAGTTGCAGACACAAACAGATTTTTTCCAACATCTGAAATGGCGGCGGTTGTGTTGGTGCTTTGCGGATAGCTGCGGTAGCCTATGGTATAGGGTGTACCAGCAGAGTCGTTGACGGTTGATGCCGACGCCAACCCAGTAATTGTTTTGTTGGTCAGCGTCTGCGTGGCGGTCAAATAGACACCGTTCGTGACAGTCCCTGCGTTACCAGACACACTGCCCGTAATAGTACCTGTAATAGTTGCCCCCGATATTGTGCCGCCAGTAATGACTACGTTGTTTGAGTTCTGGCTGGCAATGGTTCCGTAAGTTGCTATGTTATCAACGGACCATTGCAGTACATTGGTCGCGCTTTCTAAGATTACTTTGTAGCTAGTAGCCGTAGCAAACCAAAGGTTGCATTCGCCGCGGGAGTCCAGAATAATTGGATTGGTGTTGGGTGTCAGCGCCGACGCGTCAGTGAATGTCGCCAGCGGTGTTGTAGTGCCTGCGGCATAGGTGTAGACCTTTCCGCCAACCAGCGGAACGCCGCTGGCATCGAAAAATTGTGCTTTAGGTTGTGGGGCAAGAACAGACATATCTAGACCTTAACTAATGATATCCGTAACCGTCAAGATGACGGACGGAATTGCGGGGACAGGGGCGGTGGCGCCAAATGTAACAAGTTGGCAACCTGTATCATCTGTAGACCAAACCAGTTCAAAATAATCGTCTGCGTTTAGCTTTACCACATAATTCCACGCAGCGATAATCGCTGCGTCATTTCCAGATAAATTTACTTTTCCCGCAGAGTTTGCCGCATCAACGCCGTTGATCCTATACCAGATATAAACGTGTTTGGCGCTAGCAGATGTTTTGTTAAGCTGCGCGGAAAATTGAAAGTTGTACGTCCCCACGCGGTCTACATATACACGCGATGTAGGCGATCCAATATAGACTCCATCAGTTATGTCTGTGGTGTTAAACGTAATTGGATACGCCGTATTGATAACAGCGGCTGATTGTGTGGTTGTGTCCAAGAACACGCCGTATCGGTTGTCTTCAAGTTGCGGAGTGTATGCAGGGGCCAAGTCCTGCCCCATAGACGAACTTGCTGCCGAGTTAGCTTGACCGCTACCCGTCAGTGTAAAGATGTTAAATAGATACCTGTACCATTCGCGCGTTACCGTGCCGTTTGACAGGTCTGTAATCGGCACGCGCGAAGCGGGGATGCGGGTAAGTTCGTCGCTAGGCATTTGTGCCACTCAACATAAGTTCAGCGCCAGTAAGATAAATGCGTACAGGGTCGCTGCCAGACACTTCGTAAACGCGGTCGCGCAACTTTAGCGTCATACCAAGCCGCCGCCAAATGACGCGAGTGCCAGTTGCGCCGATTTTGCCCATAGACGCCCAATGTTCGTTGGACCACGTATGCCCGCCGTCATCCGACCAGCGAAGCATAGCTTGCGGGTCGCTGCCTTGACCTGTTGCCGTGCCTACGCCTGATTCGCATTCAAGCTGCAAAGCATGGTTTGCAGTACGTTTAAGATTGTTCTGACCCGTGGGTAGCGCGCGCCAAGACCGCAACCATCGCTGCGCTATTCCGTTGTCTTCAAAAACATCTAGTTCAAACGTGTATATGTTCCCATTAGCGTAGTCGCCTACGATAATGTTACCTTGAAAGTTACACTGGCAGTTGCTGCGGTGGCGGGAGAAGGAGCCGCTACTGCTTGATGGGCTTACATACGACGCAGTATAAAACGCGGTAGGATAGAACGCGTCGGGGTCAAATCCGCCTTCAGTTGCTGCGCGTGCGGCGTATGATGACCTTTGATGCCATGCGCCGGTAGCGGCGTCGAACACCCAAGTTTCATCTGCTGACGGGAACGACAGTACGTAGAATGCGTGGCCGTCCTGCTGGTAGGTGTAGCCTACTGCGTCGCTCATATCTAGATAGCTTTGGATGCGCCATTCGATAGCGTGCGTTGAAATGCGCTGCGCGGTATAGCCGGCGGCCCTGTAGATGATACCTTGGCCGCGGGCGTCTGCGCCGAGCCAAAACACAGTGTTATCCATCTTGGCGATGGAGTGCGGCGCGGCGCAACCGATCTCGTTAAACGCGCCTTGGATCGGAGAAAGCGGAAAATCTAACCCGCCTGAGTTGTACCAAACTTCGGTTGAGTCAGTGCCAAATACCCAGCATTCACGGTGGTCTACCAATATACCAACGACGCCATCAGGACTGCCTTCGGCGCTGGCAAACTCTAGCGGGTCAATCTGAAACCCATCCAACAGGCTTGTTACCCAGATTTTTTGGCTGTTTGGTTCGTTGAACACAAAATAGCCGTCCAAATACCCGACAGTAACCGCACCCGGAAAGTCGGGGTCGGTAATCTGCACAAACGAGTTGGTCGCCTCAGTGTAAATAAACGCGTCAGGATTGCAGGCAAAGAATATCTGCGATCCGTTGTCGGCTATAGATACAGGGCCAGTGCCAGTTACATCGCCCAACTTAATTGGCGTTGCAGTCAGGCTAGTCATTTTGTAGACTTCAAAGCCCGACACAACGTAAAAGTCAGTGCCGAGGGTCTGATGCGCCCACAGCCCGCGGATTGGGCCTGTACCAATGTTTTTCTGGTATAAAAGACCGGGGCAGCGCTGAATAAACGCAGGCTCTATACCCGCTTCGGGTACAATTTCGGGGTACATATTTATCATGCGCGCGTCGGCAGCGTTTACCGACCGTGCCACATACGTACTGCCAAGTATGGGGGTCTTCATTAATAGTTTCCGGCGTAGATGTTAAACCGCTGACGTGAGGCAATGAGGCTGTACGGCACAGACATAATATCGCCGGGGTTGTTGATGCGCTTCAGGTTACGCTTGGACGTCATTGCTAAACGGCGGACTTGCTGCGAAGGCTCTACGCCAAACTCAGGTGCTAGTTCGCACGCCAAGTTATAGCGAAACGCACGCAGATAGCCGGGAGGAAAACTTAATACTGTTGCCAGCAGCGCAGGCTGGGTAAGTTCTTCAACCGAAATAAAATGCCATGTCAGGTCGCGCGTAGGCCGCGGATAGATATACATTTCAATGTCAGGGTAGGTCATGTTTACCCAAATGACTTGCGGGAAGGTAGACGTTACAGTCTTGACCGCGATGCCGTCATACTGCTGCTGGTTAATGATTTTGATGCCATAGCTGACGCCCGTGCCGGGATCGACAAAGTATGTTGCATCATTAAGCAGGACGGGACGGTTGCCGACAAAGTCGCCTGTAGGCCCAAGCGTGCGGCTAATTAATCCGGAAGTCCACGTAAACACTTGGTCTTGTGTTGCGTAAACAGACAGGCGCTCAGTATTCCAGCTTTCAATCATTTGATTCATGGCGCTCAACGCGTCTTGTGACGTTTCTGCCGAGGGAACTTCACCTTCGGCCAAGACGCCTAGCAGCCTAAGCGAACCGTTAATTATGTCACCCGCGCTAGCCATGCCAAACTCCTATTGAAAAGGGCGCCCCGACCGAAGCCGGGGCGAACTTATTAACCAGCGATACGGTACAAGTTGTACGTAGCTTCGCCAGTTTTAACTGCGCGGAACAATACGCTGAGAGACGCAACGCCTACACCAGAACCAACCAAAGTCCAGCCAGTGCCTACCGCAATGGTAGGTACGCCGGTGCTGGTTGCAATCAAAGAAAACTCAAACGATGAGTTAACTTTTGCACTGCCGATGTCGGTGTTAACAACGGTAACAGCGGGCAGTGTAAGGGTGGCTGTACTTGCAGAAGTGTAGACAACAAGGCCGCCGGCCAGATTGGCTGTGGTTAGCGTAGCTGCTGCGGTGTACGCAACAGGGATAGCGGTTGTTCCCAAAGTGGCTTCAGTAATGTTACCATCACCGACTTGATAGCCACCAGCGCCATTAGGTAAAGTAGGCATAATAAAAATCCTTTAGAATGTTTGGCCCCCGGCGAACCGAGGGCCGTTATTAGATTAACCCCAGAGACGAACAGCCATTTGCGGACGGATCGTGCTGTAACCGTACAGAACGTCAATACGGCAAGGCATACGGTCGTTGTTGATGTCGTACTGACGAACAACGCGCAAGCTGATGCCGTTATGCACCTGACGCGAAGCCATATCTACGCCTTGTGGGAGCAGAAGGTCGGCGGTTGCGAAGGTGATAGCGTCCTTGTGGTAG